ATGGGGTTTATGGGCTTCAAATACCTATATTAAGAATAAGTTGAATAATTATGCTTTTTTCCGCTGCAATTTGCACGTAAAATTTGTAATTAATGCCTCTCCTTTTTACTATGGTATGACTCAGATCTCATACCAACCGCGACATAATAGTAAACCAACTACTATTGTCACGGATGCAGGATCGCGATGGTTGATGTTAGAGTCTCAACGACCGCGTGTCGTTTTGGACCCTCAACGTCAGGAAGCCGGAGAATTGGTACTACCATTTATTCTAGATAAGAATTATTTAGATAATACACTTATTGGGGAATTTAACAATATGGGTCAGCTACATTATGTAGTTTATTCTATGTTACAGAGTGCTAATGGAGTATCCGGTGTTGGTATTACGGTTACAACGTATGCCTGGGCTACTGATGTAGTTTTATCAGGACCTACGGTTGCATATGCCGCACAGTCTGATGAGTATGGTGAAGGGTGTATCTCTAGACCTGCCTCACAAGTTGCACAAGCAGCTAGTTACTTTGAGCAAGTGCCTATTTTGGGTCCATTTGCCATAGCAACTCGTATAGGTGCTGGTGCAGTTTCAGCTATAGCGAGATTGTTTGGTTTTACCAATGTTCCTGTTATAGGTAATACTGTACCACAGCGACCTGAGTGCTTTCCTAAGATGGCAAGTAGTGAGATAGGCTTTCCCATCGAGAAATTGACCCTAGATCCTAAGAATGAGCTTTCTGTGGATCCTAGAATTATTGGTATGCCCGATGGTACAGATGAGATGATGATATCATCTATTGCCCAGCGGGAGTCCTATCTATGTAGTGTAGCCTGGACTACTGCAGGCGCTACTGATGATTTGCTTTTTTGGAGTAGGGTCAATCCAAAGATTTATGATAATGATGGAGCCACGCAAAGTAAATTGTATATGACACCAATGTGTTTTATATCCAATCTGTTTGCTCAATGGCGAGGAGATATTATTTTTAAGTTTAAGATTGTAGCTTCAAAATATCATAAAGGGCGCTTGCGTATTAGTTTTGACCCCTCAAAATATACAGGGCAGGATTTATCAACGATAACTAATTCCACAAATATTGTGCGAACTGCTATTGTTGATATTGGAGAAAGTAATGAGGTGGAGTTTAGGATTCCATTCCAACAGGCTTTCCAATTCTTGCAATGTAGAACTGCATTGACGCAGGCCACTAAGGGTTGGGCTGCTAACACGGCATTTGGTACTTATCCTCATGACCCACTGTATGATAATGGGGTTATAACACTGCGTGTCCTGAATGTACTCACGGCACCCGTGGCTAGTTCTAGTGTGGACATTTTAGTATATGTCCGAGCTGCTGAAAATATAGAGTTTGCTAATCCAACCTTTGTACCCTTAGCTGGAACCTTGAGTCCCTACGCACCACAATCGGATGCGTATAGAGAGGAAACCACGGAAGATCACATAGCTCTTGGGAATACTCGTTCTGATCCTAATGATCAGTACAAGGTTTATTTTGGAGAGAATATTAGATCTATGCGGCAACTGTTGAGACGAACTGAGCTACACGCAAATCGTATGTATACTTGCGCTACAGCAGCAGTTACACAGACTCATTGGATGTTCCACAATATGTATCCAATGCCCACGACTCCTGGTTATGTTTCAACTGGGACTGAAACAGCAGGTAAGATTGTAGGCTCAGGACTATATGGATACAACTATTGTCAGTTCACCATGTTGGCGTATCTCTCCAATGCATTTTTGGTGTATAGGGGAGCAGTTAATTGGTCATTTAATCCTTTGGTTAGTGATCAACCATTGCCAGAGTTGAAAGTTTTTAGGAATAACATCTCTGGTGTCGCTGCTAGTTATGGAACTGTTAATAATCAGCATGCTTCCTATAGTAATGCAGCTAGGGATTTAGTGAATTATACCTTTGCTGGAACGGCAGGTCAGGCAATAACTAATTGTGCTACACAATCAGGGTTAAATTGTGCTATGCCTATGATGTCGGGGCATAAATATCACTATACTACTCCTGCAAATGCCAATCAAGGTATAGTAGAGGACGGATCTATAGGTGATTTAGTGCAATTTGTTGCATTGAAGATAGATAATGTAAATGAACCTGTTGCAATAGTACATGTGCGTGAGTATGTATCTATTGGCACAGATTTTTCGTTACATTTCTTTCTTAATGTACCAACATTGTGGATCTATTCCAGCAATCCTGTAGCACTGTAGAGTGATGTGACCGGGTAATGTCAGTAAACTTACCACCTTCTACTGGGTTAGAGTAGGTATATGACCGATCAATGTCAGAAAACTAGATAACTGTAGAAGGTAAAGGAGCTATAGTTTCATTCCTATATGGCACAATAAATAGGATATAGAACGTGAACCGTTCCATCAGGGGGTGCATTCCCTCGAGGCTGGTACGATCAGTACTCGTGCCCATGGGTTAAGATGGGTGAAACGTGAAACATACTTTTAGTATGTGATCATAGGTGTTGCACTAGAATTGGATCACAGGTGAGTGGTGCGGTTTATAGGCACGTGACTGATCTATGTCAGAAAACTAGATAATCATAGGAGATAAAGGAACTATGATTTCATTCCTATATGACTCAATAAATAGGATAATGAACGTGAAGCGTTCCACTGTTGGGTGGTATACCCACAATAACGACTACGAATCGTATCACAGGTGAGTGATATGTAATCGTAGATCCCCCTAGCGAGGGTTAGCGCTGGAAAAAGTAAAACAGAACTATTTTTCGTAAATAGCTGGACGGACGGGTCGTCACTTCTCTTTTAGAGTTTTATTCCCTAACACAATTAAGCGTTTATACGCTTCAAGGTTTTGTAGCCATGACACTTGTGTTATGGCGAAATTTTTAACTTGAATCCGTATGTTTTAGTTCTGTTAGAAGATTAATC